ATTTTCTTCACATCAATTCAGTTCCCAAAGAGGGGGTTATAACAAAACATAAAAAACATACAAATGAGAGCAAAGACATTGAAAACAAAAGAGTTGCAAGGAACTCTTATCCCTTCCAGGATTAAAACCTTTTCTGGCAGCCCAGTTGGCAAAGCATTGTTGCAGTTGAATGAGGATGAGGTAAAGATTTATGAGAAATTAAAGGAGCATCTTCAAGCGCACAAGGCAAGCAAGGATGTTGATGACATTTTCTTGAGCATTGCTACGCGTGCTATTGGCCATTTGCTTTACAATGCCGAGGTTCTTGCAGTTTCGGGTGCAGTTATGGTGCATCCAAACGGTGCAAGGCAAGTAAGTGCCGAATGGACTGCTTTTAAACAATCTATGGATATGTTTTTAGAGATTTCAAAGAGTTTAGGACTTGATCCTGGTAGTCGTTTAAAATTAGATTATTTTAGAGACAGTAATGATAATGAAGATGATGAAATAGCTAAATTATTAAAAATGAACTGATGAAACAAAGCATTTATGAGTTTATTACATTTATAATAGTGCTTGGCATTATTGATGTCTCGTTATCTATACCTTTTTACTATCTATGGAATTGGCTATTTGTTAAATTCTTTAATTTGAATTATATAGACTTATTTGAAAGCATGGGTTTTATAGCGTTACTTATTATGCTTAGATTTTTAATGATAGATGCGAGAGTAAATAAATGAAATTTATTGAGGATGTTGTTTCAGGGAGGTTACATATTGGCAACTATGCAAGGTTGGCAGTTGAAAGACATTTAAAAGATTTACAGGTTAACGATTGGGAGTACTATTATTCAGAGGAGAAGGCAACCAGGGCTTTCTCCTTTATTTCTGCATTACGTCACACAAAAGGCGAGTTTGCCGGGCAGAGGTTTAACATCCAGCCTTTTCAAGAGTTTTTCATAAAGGTATTGTTTGGATGGCAGAAAAAGACTGGCGGCAGACGCTTTCGCAAGGCTTACCTTGAAATAGCAAGGAAGAATGGTAAGACAGAGTTAGCAGCTGCAATTGCGGTTTATTGTTTTCTTCTTGACAATGAAACTGGAGCGGAAGTATATACGGCTGCAACTACGAGAGACCAGGCAAGGATAGCATTTGATACGGCTAAAGTATTTTTAAAGAATTTAAAGAATGATTCTAAGACATTTAACAAGCTAGTTAATGTATTAAAGTATAATTGTAATGTACCTACTACTAATTCTAAATTTGAATCTGTTTCTTCTGATGCTGATACTTTAGATGGACTAAATCCCAGCTTTTGTTGTATTGACGAATTCCACGCGCATAAAAATTCAGACGTGATAAACGTAATGGAGACAGGTATGGGTTCAAGAATACAGCCTTTGTTATTAATTACTACCACTGCTGGCTTTAATCGGGAAAGTCCTTGTTATTTGTATAGGAAGGTAATGATTGATATTTTGGAAAATAGAAAGGTGGATGAATCGGTTTTTCCATTATTATTTTGCTTGGATGAAGGCGATGATTGGCAAGATAAAAAAAACTGGACAAAATCAAATCCTAACCTTGGTGTAACTCCTTACATTAGTTACATGGATGACCAATTTCAAAAGGCTTTGAATGAGGGAGCGTCTAAGCAGATACAATTTATGACAAAAAATTTAAACGTATGGACATCTACATCCTCCGTTTGGATATCTCAAAGCTACATTGATGCAACCAGGTTTTATATTGACGATGCTACGCTTTACAATAAAAAATGCTTTGCCGGATTAGACTTGGCTTCTACGCGTGACATTTGCGCACTTGTACTTTGTTTTCCTGTACAGGAAGGATTATCTAAACCACATATAAAAAGTTATTATTTTTGTCCAGAGGATAATGTGAGAGAGCGATCTCTTAGTGATGGTGTACCTTATTTGCAATGGCAGCAAGATGGCCATTTGATTATGACAGATGGTAACGTAACGGATTACGATTACATTAAAAATAAAGTAATTGAAATAACGGCTAAGTACAAAATAGAATGTATTTGCTTTGACAGATGGAATGCATCTCAGCTTGTTATTCAGCTAACAAACGATGGCGCAAACATGAAACCATTTGGACAAGGTTTTATTTCTATGTCAGCACCAACTAAAGAAATAGAAAAGTTGTTTTTATCTAATGAAATTACACACGATGGAAACCCAGTATTGGAATGGATGATGAGTAATGTAATATTAAGACTTGATCCTGCCGGAAATATAAAAATAGATAAAGCTAAGAGTACAGAAAAAGTGGATGGTGCAGTAGCAATGGTAATGGCTTACGCACAAATAATGCAAGGTGATAGACCAACTATATACGAAAGTAAAGAAAGAGAAAGTGGATTATTAATGCTATAAAATGTACCTAATTAAAATAAAAACCTTTTAATTATGGAAAAGTTAATGGCAAAGCATGAGTATGCTCAACAGGTTAGACAAATTAATTCAACATCCGGATATTTTCATCGCTTTTATGAATTGTCTGGAGAATGTCGGACACATCAAGAGGCATGGCAAAAATTAGAGGAGGAAAGGGAAGAATTAGGACTTGATGAAAAATACACAACGTATAATAGTTTCCGTAAAGCTAAAAGTAATTATATGGAAATGAAGTTTGTGTAGTCTGTTACCTAAAGTTGAAAAGTTTATACTAATCTGGTTTATATTTGCCGCATGGGTCTATTTAATACCATGCGGTCTTTTTTTTCTACTACTCGCGCCAGTATAGAAAATCCAAGTACACCTATTAACGGTGATACATTAGGCGCTTTATTTCAGCGTAGTTCTGCTGCTGGTGTAGCGGTGGATGAATATTCTATTATAGGTCTTCCTGCCTTTTACCGTGCTACTCAAATACTTGGAGGTGTAATTGCCTCTTTACCTTTTGATATTATAGAGAAAGGTACTGATGGAAGTTTGAGAATAGCCAAAGAGCATCCAAATTATAAAATAGTATCTCGTGAGCCATCTCAATTTTATACTGCTCACACGTTTTATAAAACAATGGTGCTGCACTATTTAAGCCATGGTGTATTTTACGCAGCTATAACAAGAAATGCAAATAGCCAAAGGATTACAAGTCTGTTAATACTGGATCCTGTGCAAATGGAAAGCTATTACAATACCAGAGGTGAATTATTGTTTAGAAACAAGAAGACCAACAAGAAATACAGTTACGATAACATCATTCATATACCTAATCTTTCATGGAATGGTATAGATGGCTTTGTAATGCCGGACCTTCACAGAGATAACTATGGCTTAGCATTAGCAAATAGAAATTACGGTGCGAACTTTTATAAGAATGGCGCACATTTAAATGGAGTTTTAAAACATCCTGGCAAGTTAACCAATGAGGCATACGACAGATTGAAATCTTCTTTTAATCGTGCTTTTGGCGGAAGTCAAAACGCTGGAGGTACTGCCATCTTAGAGGAAGGCATGGACTTTCAAAAAGTAGGACTTAATCCTAATGATGCAGCTTTTAATGAAACAAAGAAGGCTACTATCTCCGATATTGCTCGTATAACAGGTGTACCTGGTGTTTTATTGGAAGATATGGATAAGGCTACATTTAGTAACATGGAGCAGTTGAGCCAAATGTTCGTTAATTACACTATCATGCCATTATGTGAAATAATAGAGGCAGAATTTAATAGAAAGATATTTTTTGAAGTTGAGAAAGATAAATATACTACTCGATTTAATCTTGATGGATTACTTCGTGGCGATGTAGCAGCTAGATCATCTTATTACACAACTATGCGTAATGTTTTAGCAATGTCGCCAAATGAAATAAGAATTAAGGAAAATATGAATCCTTATACCGGTGGAGATAGTTATGAATTGCCTTTAGCTTCTAATATAAAAATAGAACCTACAACCGATGCCGTACAGTAATTATCCACAATCAGCAACTAATGCGGCAAAGAAAGCATTGCAGCATAAAGAAGATAATGGCAGCCAGTGCGGTACTTCTGTAGGCTGGACAAGAGCAAGGCAGTTGGCAAGTAGAGAGGCATTAAGTGAGGATGAAGTGATAAGGACATATAGTTTTTTAAGCAGAGCTAAGGTATATGACCAAGGCAAGTATTTTGATGAAAACGATAATGAGATATGCGGTTCAATAATGTATGATGCTTGGGGAGGATCAACTATGCTACCTTGGGCAGAAAGAACAGCTAATAAAATAATGGACGAAAGGTCAAAAGAAGAAACAATGGAAAAGAGAAGTATAAATTACGAGTTTAGGGCAATGCCTGAATCTCGTACTATTGTAGGCACTGCTACGGTGTTTAATTCTGCCTATGATATGGGTTGGTATGACGAGGAGATGAGTGCAGAAGTATTTGCTAATTCAGATATGAATGATGTTGTTGCATTGTTTAACCATGACGCAAACATGGTACTTGCCAGGACTAAATCAGGTACATTAAAATTAAACCTTACTGGCAATGCTTTGGAATATTCTTTTGAAGCACCAAATACAACCTTAGGTAATGATCTTTTGGAGATGGTTAAACGTGGT